CTCTTCTACAGCATCTGCTCTGCAGACTGCTAGAACAATCTCGATTACTGGTGATGTTGCTGGATCTGTCTCGTTTGATGGATCATCTAATGTTTCTATTGCTGCAACAATTCAACCAAACTCTGTTACTCTTGGATCAGATACAACTGGTAACTATGTTGCAACCGTTGCTGATTCGGGTTCATCGGACATCGTAGTTAACAACTCTGGTAGTGAAACTGCTGCGGTTACTCTTGGTCTTACAACCACTGGCGTAGTTGCTGGTTCTTATGGTTCAACAACTGCAATTCCTACATTCACTGTCGACTCAAGAGGTCGTTTAACTTCTGTCGGAACAGCTTTAGTTGGTACTGCTTTAACAGTTGCTGGTGATTCTGGTTCAGAAACCATCAACCTGTTAACCGAAACCTTAACAGTTTCTGGTGGTACAAACCTGACTTCTTCGGCATCAGGAAATGCAGTAACAGTCAACCTCGACAATAACATTTCACTGACAAGTGTTGTTGCTTCTGGTGTTGTAACTGCTACTAGTGGTTTCTCTGGAAACTTAACTGGAAACGTTACGGGTAATGTAACTGGTAATCTTGCTGGTAATGTAAATGCAACATCTGGTATTTCAACATTCAATAATATTGATATCAATGGAACTCTGACCGATGTCAACAATAGCACTGGTACTTCCGGTTACATTCTTAAGAACGTTGGAACTGGCGTTTCTTGGGCACCTATTGCAGACTCATTACCAACACTGAGAACAACTTCAGTTCAGACTGCAACTTCTGGTCAAACTTCATTCACAGTTAACTACACTGTAAGTTTCCTTGACGTATTCATTAATGGTGTTAAACTTGCTCCAAGCGAATTTACTGCAAATAATGGAACGACAGTTACCCTGAATGAATCTGCTTTTGCTGGTGATGTTGTTGAATTCTATGCATACAATACTGTTACTGGTGCAACTGGATCGGTTAATAGTCTGAATGATCTTTCAGATGTCAATTTAACATCGTCTTCAAACGGTCAAATCCTCCAGTACAATGGTTCTGAGTGGGTTAACTCTTCATCTCTGGTTGGAATCAACTCTGTTGATGCAACAACCATTGCAACACTTGAAACTGCTCTTGGATATGCTCCAAACACCTTCAACTCGCTGCTTATCAGCAATGCAGGTGTTTCGACATTCACTGGTGCAGTTAATGCAAACACAACAATGACCATTAGTGGTCAGTTAAGTTGTGCTGATGTTAACGCAACTGGAATTGTCACTGCAACAGATTTCAACGCAACTTCGGATAGAAACCTGAAGGATAACATCCGCGTCATTGAAAATGCATCCGAACTGGTTGGAAAACTGGAAGGTGTACACTTCACTTGGAAGTCAAGTGGTGCTGAAACCTGTGGTGTTGTTGCACAACAGATTGAGGAGCACCTGCCACAACTCGTACACACGGGTGAAGATCATAAGACTGTTAACTACAACGGTCTTGTCGGTGTTCTGATTGCTGCTGTACGTGAGCAAGGCGAAATGATCGCTGCGCTTAAGGCAGAAATCGAAGAACTCAAGAAGTGATTCGTCACTGACTAAGTTCTGATGGGGGCAGACAACTGCCCCCTTTTTTTATAAATAGAAATAAAAAAACAATGGATGAGCAAAGATATTGTCCACTCTGCGACAAACGAGAAACTAGATCTGAGTGTTCTTACGGAGAAAAGGCTTGGGATAAAGTTTCTATTAAAGACCATGAATACTCAATGGCTCGTTCAGAATTAAAAACGATTGCAGATGCAGTAAAAAGATTGCAAATGAAAGTTGGTAAAGGTGAGGGAAGTTTGGAAGCATGGGTTCAATCAAAAATCACCAAAGCAGCAGATTACATTGATACAGCAGCAGATTATGTTGCAAGCGGAGAAATGGAAGAGTCGGTTCGTCTTCCAGCAACCAACGGCAATATCATTTCAGTAATTATTTCTTGGCGTGGAAAAACATACATGAATAAGATGTTTTTCCCACAAGTTAATATGCCAAGTAGAAGAGAAATAACAGACCAAATCCAAAAAGTGTATCCTGGAGCATCGGTCCTTCAATATAATGTTGCAGGATTAGAACCAGGACAACCATTGATTCAAGTTTATGATCGCCAAAAATCCAAGAATTATCTTTTAAATAATGGAACAATTGGTGAAGAAACGATTGAGGAAGTTGCCGCATGGCAACGTAAAGAAGGAAAGAATCAAAGTGGTGGACTCAATGAAAAGGGTCGTAAATCATATGAGCGTGAAAATCCTGGAAGCGACCTTAAGGCACCTTCAAAGAAGGTTGGAAATCCCCGCAGGGCATCATTCTGTGCAAGAATGAAAGGTATGAAAAAGAAACTAACTTCATCAAAAACTGCTAATGATCCCAATAGCAGAATCAATAAGTCCCTCAGAGCTTGGAATTGCTGACATGAAAAGTTTTAATCAATTTATCTCCGAAAGCGTAAATATTTCAGGAGACTTCAACGGAACTTTGATTATGGGTGGCAGTGAGCCACAACAACAAAAAGTTGAAGAGGAATTTTATGCGGACATTGTTTGGCAAGGAAGTCTTTACAGACTTAAGGTTTCCACTGAGAATGGAATTTCTTCTTTAAGTGGATTATCGGAACAACTTCAAGATCAATACCCAGGTGCAATTGTACATCAGGTCTATCCCGTAATTGAAGATAAAGTAAAAATCAAAGATTCTAAAAGATATCATCCTGCAAAATTAGATTGGATTTAATTTATGGCTCAGTGGAATAAGACTACACAAGATTTTCTAAACCAAGAAAGATCTTTATTTGAGGTTTTTAATATTGCAGATCACTGGGGAAACCAGACGGACTGGAGACCTCAATTTACTGGTAATAATAGATTTAAAATATCTCCATATCAAACAGTATTCTTTAACACCTTCCAGTATGGTAAAGAGACTGATGTATGGGATGAAAGAATAGTTGGAGTAGGAACTGCAACATTTAATGCAAATGCCAGTAATATTATAATGCAAGTTGGATCTACTACTGGTAGTAAAGTAATTCGTCAAACCAAGAATGTGATGAGATACATTCCTGGTAGAGGTGCAACTCTTGCATTTGCAATTCGTCTTGATACACCACAGGTAGGTATTCGCAGAAGATTTGGATTGTTTGATGACAATAATGGTGTTTTCTTTGAGGATAATGGCGGAACATATTCTTATGTAATTCGCAGTAGTGTAACTGGAATTACCACAGAAACCAGAGTATACCGAGATGAATGGAATGGTGAAAAGTTTGATGGAAATGGGTGGACTGGAGTAACTGCAGATCCAACAAAACAACAAATGATTTCTATCAATTATGAATGGTATGGTGCAGGTATAATTCAATTTGCTTGGTTAATGAAGAATGAGACTGTTGCATCCCATACTTTTGAGAACTCAAATACCAATCCAGCAGTTTGGTGTTCTACTCCATTCTTACCAATTAGACTTGAGATAGAAAATATAACTGGTGTTGCAGGAACTCATTACCTTTATCAAGGTTCTAATTCTCTTATTCAGGAAGGAGAACCAGAAAAACTTGGAACTCTTTTGAGCATATCAAATCCCATCACAGGGACAACAATGACATCAGCGAATACATTCTATCCGATTATAAGCATTCGTTTGAAATCTAATAATCTAACTGGTGTAATGCTCTTGAGATCATTACAGGCAGCAACTGATGATAATACGAATGTTTATTGGCAACTTCTACAAAATGCAACACTGACTGGAGGAACTTGGGTAAATCATCCCGATCTAAACTCTTTTATGCAGTATAATATTACTCAAACTGCAGTATCTGGTGGAAGTGATCTTTTAAGTGGTTTTGTGATTGGTGGTGGTGGGTCATTAGTTGATCTTGATATTAGAGCAGCACTTCAGTTAGGTAGAAGTGGTATTGGAACAATTAGTGATACTTATACTCTTGTTTGTGCATCTCCAAACACCAACAAAAAAGCACTTGCAGTATTGAACTGGATTGAACAAAGGTAATTTTTTATGAGTGACGTATATCTTGGTAATCCCCTATTAAAAAAAGCAAATACACCAATTGAGTTTACTCAAGAACAAATTCTTGAGTTTGTTAAATGTAAACAGGATCCTGTTTATTTTGCAAAAAACTATGTAAAAATTGTAACTCTTGATAAGGGATTGCAGCCTTTTCAGTTGTATCCATTTCAGGAAAAGTTAGTAAACAATTTCCATAATCATCGATTTAATATCTGTAAGATGCCACGACAGACTGGTAAATCTACAACTGTGGTATCATTTCTTCTACACTATGCAGTGTTTAATGATAATGTAAATATAGGTATCCTAGCTAACAAAGCGGCAACTGCAAGAGAGCTTTTAGACCGTTTGCAAACTGCATATGAAAACTTACCAAAATGGATGCAACAGGGCATCATTGCATGGAATAAGGGATCATTGGAATTGGAGAATGGAAGTAAGATCTTGGCTGCTTCTACTTCTGCTTCTGCGGTTCGTGGTATGTCTTTCAATATCCTCTTCTTGGACGAATTTGCGTTCGTTCCAAATCACATTGCAGATTCATTCTTTGCTTCGGTTTATCCTACAATTACTTCAGGTAAAAGTACGAAAGTAATTATCGTCTCTACCCCACACGGTATGAATCATTTCTACCGCATGTGGCACGATGCTGAGCGTGGCAAAAATGAATATGTGTTTACTGATGTTCATTGGTCTGAAGTTCCTGGAAGAGATTCGGAATGGAAGAAGCAGACCATTGCAAACACTTCTGAACAGCAATTTAAAGTTGAGTTTGAATGTGAGTTCTTAGGATCTGTTGATACTCTAATTGCTGCGAGTAAACTTAGAACGCTTGTCTACGATCATCCTAAGACTCGTAGTGGAGGATTGGATGTATATCAAGATCCAATTGATGAACATGATTATTTGATGACAGTTGACGTTGCTCGCGGAGTTGGCAATGACTATTCGGCATTTACTGTTGTAGATATTACAAGTTTTCCCCATAGGGTAGTTGCGAAGTATCGAAATAATGAAATCAAACCCATGCTTTTTCCAAGCGTAATTGTTGATCTTGCAAAGAGTTACAATGGTGCATTTATTCTTTGCGAAGTTAATGATGTGGGAGATCAGGTCGCTTCAATCATTCATTATGATCTTGAGTACAACAATCTCCTGATGTGCTCTATGCGTGGTAGAGCTGGACAAATTGTTGGTCAAGGATTTTCTGGAAAGAAAACTCAACTTGGCGTTAAGATGTCAAAGGCAGTAAAAAAGGTTGGATGCCTTAATCTCAAAACAATGATTGAGGAAGATAAATTAATCTTCAGCGATTATGAAATTATGAGTGAACTCACAACGTTTATTCAAAAGAATAACTCATTTGAAGCGGAAGAAGGTTGTAATGACGACCTAGCAATGTGTCTGGTAATTTATGCGTGGTTAGTAGCTCAAGATTATTTTAAAGAACTTACGGATCAAGACGTAAGAAAGCGTTTATATGAAGAACAAAAAAACCAAATTGAACAAGACATGTCACCATTTGGGTTTATTGTTGATGGTACAGATGAAACGAGTTTTGTAGATACTGATGGTGATCGATGGTATACTGATGAATATGGTGATCGCGCATATATGTGGGAGTATTTAAGTTGATGGACTTAGACGGTCAATTAAAACTTGGTCATTTGTTGTTTAAGGAAAGAAATTGTAGAACTTGTAGGCAACAAAAAAATTTAATGGAAAATTTCTACAAAATTAGAAAAGGATCTGGAGCATCTTCATACTCTTATGAGTGCAAAGATTGTACTAAAAAACGAATAGTTTTGAGCAGAACGACTTCAACAGTTTTTGATAAATGGGTATATCCTGATTGGTAATCTGTTCATGCATTGTTTCCCCACTCAAAGATGTATTTTTAATAAATATTTTTTAGATAAACTGAGATCTAACGGAGAAAAACATGGCGACTCCTCAATTATCTCCTGGTGTACTTATCAGGGAAGTTGACTTAACCGTAGGAAGAGCTGATAATGTTCTCGATAATATCGGAGCAATTGCCGGTCCTTTTGCGATGGGACCTGTCGATGAACCAATCGATATCACAACCGAAGCACAATTAATCAATACATTCGGAAAGCCATTATCAACAGATGGTCAATATGAATATTGGATGACCGCATCATCATTCTTAAGTTATGGTGGAGTATTAAAAGTTGTCAGAACTGGTAGTTCAAATTTAAATAATGCGAACGCTGCTGTTGGTTATGCTGCTACCACTTCATTAAAAATTGATAACTATGATGATTACACTGCAAACCATTCTGCAGATAGTGTCAACTATGCTTTTGCTGCTAAGAACCCTGGTTCTTGGGCAAACAATATGAAAATTTGTGTGATTGATAATAAAGCGGATCAAATAATTGGAATTAATACCACAAGTCCAGCAGGTTTTGGAGTTGTAATTGGATATGGAGTTACTGTTGCTCTCGCAGGAGTTACTATTCCTGGAGATGGAGTAACTAATTCATTTACTGGATATTTAAAAGGAATTATTACTGGTGTCACAACAGATTCAACTAATGGCAACAGTTCAATTGATGTAAAAATATTCTCTAGAGTTTCTTCAGGTGGAACAGAAACTCATATTAATTACAAACAAAATGATAGAGCATCTGCAATTAGTGCAAATGACAGTATAAGATTCATCAATAATTCTGGAATTGCTACTGGATCAGCAGGTGCAGTAACAGTTTTAGACTGGTATAATGAGCAAACACTCGGACTGTCAAATAGTACTGTATATTGGAAATCTATTGCACCAAAACCAGGAACATCATCATATGCTTCAGAAAGAAATTGTGAAAATGATGAAGTCCATGTTGTAGTTTATGATGATCAAGGAACTGTAACTGGTATTCAAGGAAATCTTTTAGAAAAGCATATCGGACTTTCAAAAGCATCTGATGCAGTTTCTGCAGTAAATTCTCCACAAAAGATTTTCTGGAAAAATTATATTGCTGATAATTCCGCATACATTTATGCTGGAAATAATCCTTCTGTTGGTATCGATACCCACAATGGCATTGCACCAAGAGCTGCAGGATTTTCAACAGCATTTGTTGCAAATACTGAATCTGACGGTCAATGGAATGTTCCTTCACAAGGAAAAACATTCAGTTCAATCGGAAATGTATCATATACTTTGGGATCGGGTGTTAATTATACATCTCCCGGCAATGGTATGTCACCAGCTCTTTCAGATTTGATTACATCATACGATCTATTCTCAAACAAAGATCAGATCGCTATTGATTACTTACTCATGGGTCCTGGATTATCCAGCAAATACGAATCTCAAGCAAAAGCAAATTATTTAATTTCTATTGCAAATCAAAGAAAAGATTGTCTTGCTGTGATTTCTCCACATAGAGCAGACCTTGTAGCTGTAACAAATTCAACTACTCAAACAACTAACCTGATTGAGTTCTTCTCGCCACTTTCTTCTTCATCATATGCAGTATTTGATAGTGGATATAAGTACACATATGATAGATTCAACAATACTTTCCGTTACATTCCATGCAATGGTGACATTGCTGGATTGATGGTTAGAACTGCAATTACTTCATATCCATGGTTCTCGCCAGCTGGTCAACAAAGAGGTGTATTGAACAATGCAACTAAACTTGCATACAATCCATCAAAAGCACAAAGAGATCAGTTATATCCATTGAGAGTTAACTCAATCATCAACCAACCAGGAACTGGAGTAATTCTTTACGGAGATAAAACCGCTTTATCATATGCCTCAGCATTTGATAGAATCAACGTTCGCCGTCTCTTCTTGACGATTGAACAGGCACTCGAAAGAACTGCAAATGCACAACTCTTTGAACTGAATGATCAGATTACAAGATCAAACTTTGTCAATATTGTTGAACCATACCTGAGAGACATTCAGGCAAAGCGTGGTCTTTACGACTTCTTAGTTGTTTGTGATGAAACAAATAATACTCCTGATGTTATTGACAATAACG